GAAACCTATTCAGATCTTGAAGTTGACCAAATTCCAATCGGAATCATCGGTGCCGTACAGCATCTGAGTATGCGATGCGTGATAGACGCCCATGGTCGCCGTCGTCTCGGTACCTGGCAGCCGCACCACGGCGGTGATGACCGTGCCGGTCGCAATCTCGCCGCCGCCGTTAATCGGCAGCCACATGAACGGCGTGCCCGGTCCAGAGAACAGAAGCGAGCTTTGGAAGGAAACGAACAGATGGCCCTTGTGGATCAGGATATTGCTGGGAATGTCGGAAGACAGGCCTGTGGTGATCGGCACATACGTCTCGCCGTCAAACTCGAAAGCCTTGTTGGCGTTGTCACAGCCATAGATACGCTGTGTACCTTCCTGGCCAGAGAAGTTGCCCTTGTCGAACTGATACCGGCCATTGGGCTGGATCGTGATGGCTGTCTGAATACCACTCAGCGTGACCGTTGCACCGCTTACCAGGACCGTCGCTGCGCCGGCCGAGAAATTACCGCCTGTTGGATTGGCGATGACGAAATAACCAGCAGCCGCGCCCGTCCACAACGATCCGCTCGTGGTCACCACCCGCTTAATGATGGCTGTGACGGCACCCTTTGAGAGAGTTTGGCCATCGAGCGGCACGTTGGTCCCGCCGAGTGTGAAGTTCACGATATTAAGAAGCGGCACATTCACCCAGCCGGTGGGCGTTGCCTTGTAGATCGCCGCCGCCGTGCCGCCTACGTTGTTGCGGAAGGCGTAGACCTGATCGACGCCCGCCAACGTGGCGGCCACGACACCCAGGATGCGACCGCTCCCCGGCACTGCCAGGATATCGGTGCGATAGATGTCGGCTGCAGCGGCGGTGTACTGCGCCTGATTCTGAATCGAGATGCTTACCGTGATGGCAGTTGCCGTCCCGATGGCAATGGGTCCGGGCGTGGTGATGGCCCCGGTGTAATTGAATACGCCGGTTACCTTGGTCACCACCATGTAGTCGCCGGATCCACTCGAGACTGCGAGAACGACCACGCCTGTCGCCCCGGAACCGGCCTGGGTAATGACCTGTCCGGTCGTTGGTACGTTGGTGAAGCTCACGACTTGGACAATGATCCACGCTGCATCACTAGGCCTCGGCCTCCCGCTGTAGCGTTCGTAGCCACCGATGCGGCCATACCCGCCGCTCAACATGACCTCGAAATTGCTGCCGTCCCGCAACGAGCCCGACTGCAGCGACTGCGTCGGTGTCGTGAGATCCACGCCGCCGGGGAAGGCATTGGGCCCCAGCATGATCGCGCCAAGCCGCGTCACCGATTCCTTGACCGGCACCATCCTCTTGCGGGGCCACGGCTCGGCGGTCATGCGAGCGCCTCCGCGATGCTGATCCCCTGCGCCTGACTGCGTGCAAGCTGGCGCAGCATCTGGGAATAGCCAGCCTGCCCGCGGTCGAGAACCTCCGGGGCAGATTCGTATCCCGCGTAGTAGGTCATCGCGAGATAGACGATCAGCATGTGATACTGCACCGGCAGGCCGGTGGGCCTGTCGTCATCGAGCGTCATTATTGTCGGCGCGATGTAGTAGTCGGCTGTGATCGTGTACTGGTCAGTCGGCGGCGGTGCCACGACAACCGTGTCGTTGGGGCCGATCGCCACCACAGTCGGCCGGGTTTGCACGGTGCGCTGGGCCCCCAGCATGTAACCGTCGCGCCATGCATCGTAGCCGATTGGACCCAGCGGATCCTCGTCGTTGAAGCCAAAGGCCGTGGTGTAGCAGCGGAAGCTGAAGGGATCCCACTTGCCGAAATTGTCGGCCGGAACACCCACCGTGCCGGGGCCGGTGCCAAGCGGATAGTCGTAGTCGCCCGCGATCGTGGTGAACGACACGCCCAAGCCCACCAGATTGGACGAGCGCATCCACTGCCAATCGTCCTGTTTGGTCTGGATGGCCTCCCACGCCCGATCGATCCAGCCAATCAAGCGCGAGTCCTCGCCTGCCGGCGTGCTTTCGGTCGAGGCGACAACGCCCGACACGCCGCACTCACGACCCAAGGCGCGGACGAGCTCGAGGCGAGTCACGGCTAATAGGCCTGCCGCCGCAGAGTGGAGAACTGAACGATGCCGCGAGGATTTTTGTCCTCGATGATCTGGACGTTGGCGACCGCCGAGGGCGTGCGAATGATATGATTGAAGCTGCCAATGTCGTCATGCCGGGTCTGGATGGCAAACGTCTTGGCCCGCACCAGCACCTCGACATACTTTCTCTTTACGGTCAGTTGCTGGCCAACCTGGATGTACGGATGGATAAGCCTGACCCAGCGTCCGCTCTGATCGAGCACTTCAGGATGCGAGCCGTTGACCTGGCAATGGTAGTGCGTCGGTGCGTTGCGGTCTGAGCTCGGATAGATCTCGATGGTGACCGGCTCTTCGGCCATCTTCAGATCATTCATATAATCTTGGTTTGCGAGCGCGTAGGCATCGACCTCGACAATGTCGTTGACTTGATTGTCGTCGGTGATGGTGTTGACCGGATCGAGCGGGATCTCGTCGGTATGCAGCGCAGTTCGCGGCATGAACGCCTCCTTCTAGTGGGCTAGCGGGCGTCATCACGACGCTCGCGGGAAAGAACGGGGGCATGAGGCCCCCGTGTATCGGTTACGCGACCGGCGTCGGTGTCGGCGGAGTCTCTGGTCCCGGCGGTAGGTTGCCGAACAGGAAGCCGACAAACGCTTTCAGCTTCTGAATCTGTTCCGGCGTGATCGGCGGCCTACCCGGCTGCGGTCCCGGCAGCGTGTTGTCGGGATGCGGGAAGCCCCCTGCACCCCCTGGCAGTGAACCACCCGGCCAACCCGGCACCGTGGGCCAGCCCGGAGAAGGCTGCGGTCCCGGCAGACCCTGATCAGGATAGACCGGGATGTAGATCGGATGCGTCGGCTCGAGGCCCGATTCCGGCGGTGGGGTAATCGGAATGTAGATCGGATGCGAGGGGAACGGCGGAAGACCGTGATCCGGTCGTGGCTGTGACCCCGGCAACGTATTGTCGGGATGTGGCCAGCCACCCGCGCCACCCGGCAGACTGCCACCCGGCCATCCCGGCACAGTCGGCCAACCGGGCTGCGGCGGCCGTGGCGTTGCCCACGGTGGGCTATAGCCGGGATCAACCGGCCCGGTCGGGGGCCGAGGCCAACCCGGCTGTGGACCCGGAAGCCCTTGGTCAGGATGCGGCAACTGATTGGGGTCGACTTCGTACCCCTGCACGATGAAGTACTTTGCAGCCATGGATTTCTCCTTGAGGTTGGTCGCCGGGTTTGGATGAACCTCCCCCAGCGACCCATTCCTTTAGCTTACCTGCGGCCGATCCGGCAGGGTCGTAATGTTGGTGAAGGTGTAGGTCATGCCCGTCAGCGGCGTCTGGACGGACGTACCGAATGTCCAGCTACCAACAGCAGTCGATCCCGCCTTAACCACTTCGTAGCCCACCGGGCAGAAATCGTTGGGGACCGGCCCAAAGTTGGGCGCGTACATAAAGTTGCCAGCAGGGCTGAGATCAACAAGATCCCCCTGCGTGACAAGCATCACGTTGGCCGCATTGTAGCCAATGAGAAAGGTGCAGCCCTTGTTCGCCGTGAGAGGAACGAACGCGAGCCCGGTCGCCGCATCGGTCGTCGGCGTGGCACCATTGCTGACACCCGCCTTGCTGTAGGTCTTACCGTTGATGGTGTAGGCCACGGCAGAGTTGGTAATGGTCGAGGTCGTCCCCGCCACCAGGGTCGCATTCCCCAAACACAGAGTGATAGGGGCTTGAGCATAGACATCCATATCTGAATTCCTTTCCTAGGCAGCCGCCGGATTGAACGAGTTGCCGTCGAAATAAACGGTGGAGGTGGTGGCATCCAAAGCGGTCGTGCCGCCTGTAAATGCACCGGAGGCGTTGATCAGGATCGAGCCGACAAGAGCTGTGCCCGCCGGCCCGGTTGGAAAGCCAACCGTTGCTGACGTTGCACCCTCGGCTCCAGCAACCGCCGTGACGACGCCCGCTGCATTAACGTAGAACGACACATACCTGGAACGGCCTGCGCCTACGTTAATGCCGGTAAGCGCCGGCATGTCGGTACTGGCTGGGATTCGCACGAGCGTCCCGCCAACGGCAGCGTAGTAGTCGGTCGCCCCGATCTTCGCGAGAGGGCTTGCGCCTGCCTTGATGACAAGGCCTGCGGGTTTGAGCGACACCGCCGACGCCGTGCCAGTGGACTGAGAGAGGGCTTTGTAAACCGCCTCCTTGTCCTGGGCCGCCGCCATCGGTGAAAGCAATTGAAATAGAGTTGCCATGTGTGCGGTTCTCCCTAGTTGGCCAGAACCTTGGACGCGACGTTTCCGACTGCCATCCAGCCGTGATTTTCAATCATCACGACCTTCCACCAGCTAGTTCCCGCATAGCCGCGCTGGCCAAGCGGATCGCTCTTGCTCTTCTCACCAGGGGCGAGATAGGTCGGGTCGAGCGAGGACAGGCCACGCACGGCGATCTGGCTCCACGCATCCTGTGCCGTCACGATGAACGGATAGACATCGATGTTGGTGCCGGTGGTCGAGGCGTACTGGCTCGCGGTCGAGGCGACCGTGGCACCCGCATTCTGCAGCGCAGGCAGGTCCGGTGAGGTGATGAAGCGGAACCGCTCGACCTTGCCGATCTCGTGTTCCATCGGCTTGCCGGATGCGTACCGCTCGATGGGGGTGAAGCCCACCATGTCGCGGATGTCGGGCTCGAGATCGGTGTGGCAGTAGACGGTGTAGCCATCCGACACCGCATCGGTGCCGAAATCGCCGCTTGCCTTGAGGATCTTGTTGACCGGCGTGCCGTGGTTGGCCTGGAGGTTCTTCGAGATCCTGCGAACCATGTTGAGCGACATGGTGCCATTGACGGTGGCGATCGTGGTGCCGGTGCCGCCGTAGTACTGGTTGGTGCAGGCACGAAGCTGGCCGTAAGCGATCTGCTCGTTAACGAGCGTTACGCGCTCGCCAACCTGCTTGATCATCTCGGCCGGGATGTCGTCTTCGTACAGATTGTAGGTCTTGTCGGAGAACCCGTAGAGACATCCGTACTGCTGGATGACGACCGTGATGTCCTGCGCCGTGATGCTTTCCGGCGATGGGGTCACACCTTCCGAGATCTGATTGGCAGCGGCCATCGCGAGCGAGCGGTCGCCGTCAGCATTCTGAAAGAACTGATTCACCGTATTGTGGTTCGTGGCTGTCGCGCCGTAGGGCACGAAGCGCCGTGCGACGTAAGTGTCGGACTGATTCTTCGGCATCTGGACCTGACGGCCCGCGCGACCGAGACACTCACGAGGCACGGCGTGCTTGAGAATCTGGCCTTTGTACTTGTCGATTCGGCCAGGTTGCAGGCTATAGGTTTGAAGAGCCATTTCGTTATCCTTCTATGGGCAGGCGGCGCATCGCTGCGCGGCGTCTGTCTTATGGGTTACTCGTTGAAGCCCTGTCGGAAGAGTTCCTCGGGCGTGGGTGAACGAGGAGCGGGCGCATGGCCGTTTCCTCTAGGGGCGACGGCTGCCTGGATGCGGTCCCTGCGGGCCGTATCAGTGCGAGCCGGTGTCTGTTGGCGTACTGCAGCAGGGGCGCGAGCCTTGGCCATATCGGCATAACATTTGTCGATCGAGCGTTTGGTGATCGCGGCAGAGTAGGTATTAGCCAGCAAGTGCTGGTACTCAGGCGGCTGAGTGGCCAGCCATCGACGGTAGACGTTGTCGGTATCTCCAGGCTGCCCGACAAACTCACGCCAACCGGGATGGAGGTCATCAAGATCCTTGAGCCCCTCACCATGAATGATCGTGGCGGCGACGGAACGCACATGCTCTGGATCGATCGTCGGAGTCGCCACTTGCGCGGTGCCCCTTAGATTTGCCCGTTTGAGAATGCGCTCGAGGCCTACACGTTGACGCTGTTCCAGTTCAGGGAAGTCTTCCCTTAACTCGGCAAAGTCCGCGTCAGTGATCTCCACTGTCGCGCCTGCCGGCGTCTGGTTTCGTATCTGATTGATTACCTGCTGCATGTTGCCAAGCGTTCCGAACGCCTTGGACAATTGCTGCTTGAGGTTCACCGTCTCGTCGGCGGCTGATCTCAGGCGTTGCGCTTCGTCTTCGGTGAGTCGGACGTATTTGGGTGCCGGGGGCACTGGGGCCTTTGGCGGCTCTCGCACAGGCGGTGGCGCTTCAGCGGCTGCAGCCGGTGGCGGCGTCTCCTTTGCAGGGGGCGCATCCGAATCAAAACCAGAATCGAAGGCTGCTTGTGCAGCCGCGATCTCAGCTTCCGTCTGCTCGACTACTTCTGCTTCAGGCATGTGCTCCTCTCAATCCGGGGCGCTTCCCAGCGTTCCGGGTGTCAGCCGTCGATCGGCGGCATTGGTTCGCGACCGAGGCGGGCGAGCGCCTTCAAGGCCGCTATTTCTCCACGCACCCGTGCCGTCTCATCCGGCGACAGGGCGGTGTCGTTTCGTGCTCGCGCCTTCTCGAGGCGCTCCTTCAGGAACAATTCGATCTTGATCCAGAGCGGAGAGGTCCGCTCGATGGATGACAGAACATGGTCCTCGGAGCGGGGCGCGATCATGCTTCAAACGCCTGGCCGTTGGGCGCTGTGCCCGCAGGCTCTGCCGGGGCTGACGTGATCTGCGGCACACGCGACGAACGCACGCGGCCGCCGCCACCCCCACCATTCTTGTCGACGCTCATGCGCTGCTGCACGTCGAGCTTCATCGCCGTCTCGGCCAGCTTGGCCTTCACTTGCTCGATACTCAGTCGATGCATCGCGGCATATTCCATGACCGCCAGTTCGCGCTTGAGCTCCAGTTCATGGAGCGCGACCGTGCGATCACTCAGCACATCCTCGCGTTCAACCGAGATACGCCGCGCCTCGAGCTTGATGCGCTCGGCATCGGTCTGCTGCCTGATCTTGGCGACCTCAAGCTGCGGCGGTGCAGGCGGCGGCTGCTGGTCGATCTGCGCCTGCTCCTCCTCGCTGTTCTCCAGCAGGCGAGGGTCGAAGCGTTTGCTCTTGAGGAATTCCCTCATCGTCTTACGCGGCGACAGGCCGTAGGCCGGATCCTTCGACACCATCAGCATCTGATTGAGCATCTGGTCCTGGATGCTGCGCTCGACCAACGCAGCCGAACCGTGGGCGTTGATGGCGAAGTCGCCCTTCTCATCCTCGGAAACATCGGGATCCAGGAGAAGGTATTCGTAGTACTGCCGCACCAGCGGCTCGGTGATGTAATCGTCGTAGGCGCTGCCAACCTGGCGCAGCAATTGGTTGGCGTTGTTGTTTTGCAACTGCATGCCGCCGAGTGTCTCGGGCTGTGTCGGGCCGCTCTGGCCCTGCGTCACCAGCGGGATGTTCGTGCTTTCCTCGGCCATCCTCATGCCGATCTGCACGATCTCGTTGAGCGGGCCGGTGGTGTTGGGCACGGTGAACATGCCGAACGCCTGATCGACCGTCAGGTTGGCATCGGATTGCAGTTCCCAGATCTTATCTGGCGTGACGCGCCACAGGCCATCGGCAGGCTGGATGGCATCGCGGTTGACCACGATCTGGGTGCCCGCGCTCTTGCCTGCATTGTTGAGCATGGCCCGCATCGCGCCGTTGGTGATGCGTTGCGCTGGGCTGACTTGCTCGGCAACGCCGATGCCTGCCCAGTGGCCGGGACGCCGTCGCCACGGCACGGCATGGTAAGAGAGATCGCCGCTGTCGAGCGGGTTGAAAGATGCCTTCACCACATGATCGTTGATCATCGTGATGATGGCGAAGACCTGGGGGGCAAGCGTGTCGCTGCGGGTCTTCTGGCCTGCAGCGTGACAGATGCACCAGTAATCGTCGCGCGACAGGACGCCGTGGAAGTACCAGATCTCGTACTGGTTCTTGCGCTGCTCTTCTGAAACCTTGTTGGGCTTGTCGATTTCCTCGCTCTTGATGCCGCCCGGACCTTCCTCGATCACCGCCTCGATCTCGGCTGCGATGTAGCCCGGTTCATCGAGCAGCTTGCGGACCTGATATTCGGAGAAGAAGTCGCGCTCGAAACAGTGGCCGCCTTCGTGAACATTCTCCCCGCACGCCGGATCAGGGAAGAAATTCCAAGCGTCGACCCAGCGTGTGCCGGGAAACACCTTGTTGCGGATGATGACCTCGACGCCGTTGGCGGTCTTGTTGGCGACGATGTCCCGCTTGCTCATCGGGAACGGACCCTTGAGCACGCCGACACCGAGACGGCAGCTATCGAAGATGACCTTGCGCGCTTCGGCCGTGTAGCAGGACTCGACCATCCAGTCGTAGATGCGCGTCTCGGCCTTCTTGGCCTTCTCACGCGCCATCTGGACCTGTTCCTCGGCAAGATCCTTGGCGGTGAGCGGAACCTGGGGCGGCATGGGCGGTTCCATACCGGGCATCGGCGGTGCGCCGGGAGCGGGCGCAGGGCCGGGGGGTGGAGCACCGGGAGGTGCAACGGCCCCAGCAGGGGGAATAGGGGCACCACCCGCCGGGGCCGGCACCTCGGGAACAGGCATACCGCCAGGGACTGACGGAGGCTGCGGGCCTGCTACCGGATTCGGAGGGGGTAGCTCGCCCTTGCGGGCGTCACGAGTGAGGGGAACCCCTAGCTCGGGGCTGACAACCTGTTTGTTTGATTTCTTGAGTTCGATGACATCGGGCAGCGGCGACTCCGAGAAGGAGAACGCCTTGTCGTCCATCGGCAGCAAGATCTCTGTGAGCTTCGACGTGCCCGCGTCCACATAGCGGGCCGTGATCGGGATGAAGATATTGGATCGGCCATCGGAAGGCGGCGTGATGTTCCGCGTCAATGGCCCATCCGGGCTCATCGGCTTGGCCCATCGATTATGCCCGAACTCGTGCCGGTTCGCAGCATCGATGCCGACATAGGCTTCCTCGCAGGCCAGCCAGATTTCCTCGATGCCGCTGGCCTTGCGTGCTTCCTTGGCTTCCTCGCGCAGATCGGCAATCACCCGGCTGATCGTGTCCAGCTTCTGCGGGTCTGGATCCAGGCGCGGCTCCATCAGGGCCCGCAGCCGGGGAGAGATGTTGCGAGGAAGCTTGGTGTGGGCCATCAGCGCCTGTACTCGCCCATGCGCTGCCACCGGGTGACGATATTCAGCAGCCGCTCTTCAGCCTTGATCGTTCTGAGCGAGCGATCCGCGCAGCGGGACCACGGCGGCCTCATGTCATGGCCGGCGGCTATCCGGTTCTTGACGTTGCGCTGGCCTTGCGCCCGCAGCCTGCTCTTGAAGACGAGCCTGTCTTCCGCCGTTGGCTTGGGCTTCAGCTTGAGGATGTGCTCGAGGAGCTTGCGAACCGCTCCCGGCCTCTGAACGGTAGAGCGTGGTACGAAAACAGCCTTGTCCCAGACACGCACACGCCAGCCATTGGCTGCTGCGCGGCCACCAGCATGATGGCCTTTCACGAATTCGCGAGCGAAGTTGCGGGGCAAGAGCATCAGTCGGCCTTTGCATCGTCGGCCACGAGGTCGCCCAGGCCGATGAGTTCGCCAACCGTGAGCGGGCCCACTTCGGCTTTTCCGGTATCCAGTTGGGAAAGCGGCACCGGCTCGACGGCGACCTCGATCGTCTCGTCAGCGATCTGCCGCCAGTTGGCGAGGAACTCGCCCATCTTGTCGGGCGGGACACTGAGTTGCTCCTCGTCGCCGCCGTTGACCTTGGTCTTGTAGTCGTAGGCCGTGATCAGTTCGTCGCGCTTCTTGGCGATGACCTCGAATTCCGGCTGGAGCTTGGTGAGCAGGCGGCCGAGGCGGTATGCGCCTTTGAGCGGCAAAGGCCGCTTTTCCTCAACGATCTGGCGAACGATCTGGTGGGCGACGAAGACCTGTGCGGCGGTCAGTTTCATGTGGAGCGTCCCTGTGCTGGGCACAGGCAAGTCGCTCTCGCGTCGAACGGCACGCAGCCCGGTGCGTTCGACGCAGATGAAAAGGTGACCCCATCCATCCGAGGGCTCCATTCAAGAGGTAAGCGGCGTCATCCGACGCGGCAAACGCTTGCCAGTGCGTTATGAGGCGGCACGGTATACCAATACCGTATTCCCCTTCAATGGATTGTAGAATTGGCCTGCGGTTCGACGCACATCTGGTGGGTCGCCCTATAGACGAATCACACCGTGAGGGATTAGCCTCGGGCCTCGGCTCTTAGAGGGGGTCGTGGACGATCGAACATGAAGCGCCGGCCGCGAACAGGACTAGTCACCCTTTCGTAGCCGGCGTCTTTTTGTGTGGGGTGGGTGAGTGCGCGGCGGGCCCTGTGATGCGGACAGGGGATTCGGGGATCAGCCTAGCCGCGCGATCGGCAGCCTACCGGAAGGTGGCGCGGCAGTCCCCCGCTTTAGAAGGGCTTTTCGGGCTTGGAGTCCCTAGCCGCGCTCGGCAAGTATACAGCGGCGGCCCTGTCGCAAGACAGGGTTTTCGGGCCGGAAGCCCTAGCCGCCCGTGGGCACCCTGACAAAGATCAATAAATCCCGCAACGATTCCCGCATTTCACAGGAATCGCTGAAATCTGCCTGTTTTTGACAGAAATACCCCCTGAATCGTGCGGCAAATAACAGTTCCCAATTATTGCCGCACCTGTCCTCTGCCTGGCAGAGGGCTGGTCAGCCGACAAAAGTGGGGGGAATTAAGGGGGTCAATAACACCGGCTTTTTCCCCGCGTGGCCGAATAGGCCGCTATTCGGTTAGCGCCAAACCGAATTAGGCAAGGCTAACCCATTGATATTGCTCATCCTTGCTAGGCAAGAATCTTAACAGTGCATAGGATCGGCATAATAGCCGCTCGAAATGGCGCTCACCTTCTGAGCGGTTTTGAGCGCCCTGGCAGGCTTGGCAAAACCTGGCAGCAAGGCAGTAATTGGCAGTTAATGGCAGTTATTGGCAGCCAATGAGAAAAACAGGCAGGCAGTCAGCCCCTGTTTTTCACTGTCGCAACTGTCGCAACTGTCGGAACTACATGCCCAGCGGGCCGAGGCCGGGATCGGCGTTCTCGATGGTGCGGTGCGGCGGACGGTACGGACGGTCGGCCTCGTTCCTGATCTGCTCGGCAAACACCGCAAGGAGACGGAAGGCGCTGGCCCCATGGCTGTACTGGTCGTGCTTGGGTTCGCCCGGTTCGCCGGTCGTCATGGTGATGTTGCGGGCGTAGTGCTTCAGGCACTCGAAAAGCCGCTTGGCCCCGATGTAGCCGGTGGCCGCCTTGCGGGCTGAGTTGTCGATGTAGACCCGTGGCCAGAGCATGCGGCACGACCGGATGGTGTCCTCGACCGGGACCGGCTTGTTCAGCGCCTTGACCTTCTGGCGGCCGAGTCTGCGGAGCTCATCGTAGGCGCTGGTCTTGGTGATGGGGTTCTTGTTCTTCCCGTCATGCGGGAGGTAGTCGGTGCCCCAGCGGTATTGCAGCTTGTCGAACTCAGCGGCGAATTCGGCGTAGGAGCGGTACGAATCCTCAAAGTAGTTGATCAGGTTAAAGACGCCGGGGGCCGGTAGCTGCAGCAGAATGACGGCCATGGCATCGTTGTAGCCAAGATCCCACACGGTATGCACAGGCAGCCGGGGATCGTAGGGCACGGAGCGGTAACGCTCCGAATTGATCATCTCCCCGATCTCCTTGGCGAAGATGGCACCGGCTACGATGGAGCGGCAGTTGCCCAGCCAGATGTTGTCGTAGTCCTCGGGGCTGGTCCTTTCCATGTACGCGCGCTCGCCCTCGAGCACGTCAGGAAACCATGGATTGTCGGAGAAATTCATCTTAACGACGATGGCATCGGGCCGCTGGTTGACCACGAAACGCTGGTACGTCTCATCGTCTTCCATGTCAGGATTAAAAGTTACCCAGATCTCGGAGTTGGGCACACGGATTGTGGGCACGAGGATGTCCCACGAGCGTTTGCTCACAGTCTGTCCCTCTTCCACCCACACGATATCAACAGCCTCGAAAGATTTGATGCTGTCGACGGTGTGCGAGGCGAGGCCGGTGAAGATAAAGCGCGTGCCGTTGCCGCCGACGATGTCAGTGTCGTTGACGGTGTAGTTGCCGCTCAAGCCGAGAGCGGCGATACGATCACTGAGCAGCGCGTAGACCGAATGCTCGATGGACCGCTGGATCTCTCGGGCGCACAGGATGCGGAGGCGGTGGTGCGCTCCCAGGATCAGCAGCGCATTGGCGAACGACCACGACTTGGCTGATCCCCGGCCGCCGTAGGCCACCTTGTAGCGGTGGGCTCCCAGCAGGAAGTCCAGCTTGCGTGGCAGATCGATGCCGATCTCGCGGGCGTCTTCCTTCTCGATGTCGCCAACGCTGTAGGGATCCTCCAGGCCATCCATCACATGGGGGGTCATCGCGGCCCCATCGGCGTGCGCTCCTGCACGAGGCGAGCGGCCATACCCTCAAGCTTGTCGATCAGAGCCATGTTCTTGGGATTCTCAAACAGTTTCCGGGCCTGTTCGATCTGCTCGTCGCCAAGCTTGTAGCCGGTCTTCTCCGCGTCTCCGAAATTACGCAGCATGATGCCGCGCACGATCATCTCCTCGCCGTCGCCTGCGACATAGATCTTGCCGCTCGTCTTGGCTTCCTGCGGCGTGGCTGCCAGGTAACCTGCCTTGGTCAACATCTCGAGTCCGCGATGGACCGATTCGTGGACGTAGGTACTGGGAAACTTCTCATCAATCCACGACATGTCGGGCTTGGTCATGTAGGCACCCGCTGCCGTCATGCGCTTTTCGTCCTGTGGTGCGGTGGCGACGAAGTGCCGGGGATCAAAGCCCAGGCCTGCGAGCGGTGACTTGTTGGCGGCGATGGCGGCGGTATAGAGCCGGTCGGCCTTGGCCTCATCGATCTTCTCCCAGTTCACGCCGTCGAAACGCTTGTCGTTGACGATCTCGGGAGCGCGGCGAATGTCGACCGAGTAAGCCTTGGAGCCAGCCTCAAGGCCGCCACCTCTGGGATCGCCGTAGAACTGGTCGACCGAACGGCCAAGCCTCAGTTCCTCTTCACCCGGATACTTCCTTTCCGGCACGACGCCGATGTCGCGGGCGGTCTGCGAATCGCCGCCGCCAAGCAGGCCGAACGTCAGGGAATTGATCAGTCCGGGCGGACGTTCCTTGAGGTCTTCGGTGGGATACCTGGGAACAGGATCGGCCATCAGTTCACCGGAGCGATGAGGCGGACAGAATCGAAGATCAGGCGGGCGACCGTGTTCTGCTCCGAACCGCGCACCGCCATCTCCGAGGTCAGTTCACAGATGCCGCCATTGACGCCCTCGACCACGGCGGCGATCCGCACCGCCAGCGGGTCGCTGTGATCGGTAATGATGTAGCGGCCACCACGATTGATGAAGCCATGGGCCAATGCCTCGAGTTCAGCCGGGGCATCGATCTCCATGACTTCGACGGTGTTGCCATCATCAGTGACGGCATAGAGGAACGGGATCATTTGTCGATCCTGAGCTTGGGCTTACGCCTCTCGGCCCACTGGCCAAAGGCGAGGCCGACAAGGAAGCCAATCGACAGGCCCCAGATGGCGCTTTCCCAATCCATCAGTCGCTCCTACACCCGCCTGCCCTCCAGAAGGTTGGCCTTCACGACGGTCTGTCGGCCGGTAACGGGATCGGGTCCGACGAGGTTGACCTGGATGGCGATGTTCTCCTGACGCTGGCGGTTGTCGCGCTCAAACAGGCCCAAGTGTTTCATCAGCTTGTCGGAAGCTTCCAGCTTGGGCCAGAACTTCACCTTGGTGGTGTGGCCTGCGAGGTGGCGGTCGTCGCCCTTGCCGCTCCACAGTTCAGTGACCTGAAAGCTTGAGACGGCAGCGGCCATGGCATCGTCCCATTCCGATGGCGGCACGAGCGTGCCGTTGTCGCGATAGAACTTGCGCGGGTCCACGAACGCCACGTCCATGACTTCGCGCAGCATGCGCTCGACCGTGAGCTCGGCACGGACGGCAGCGCGGCGCGAGCCTTCCTCGAGGAGCAGCTTGACGTAGGGATCCCTCAACAGGGTCGAGCCCTTGGTGTTCGCCCACTTGGGAGCGAAGCCTGCAGCAAGGGCGGCGCGGTGCGAGTTGAAGCCGTTGGTGAGATAGGCGCGAGCGAACAGGACGCGCTGGCGGCGGGCCGCATCGAGCTTCGGCGGCTGGGGTTTATCTTTTGCGCGCATGGCGGCCTACATGGCTTTGATCGGCTCGGCGGGGGCTTCCTCTTCCTCGCCACCAAAACCTTCCTCGAAATTCGCCTGGGCCGCAGGGCCTTCGGGATTCTCGGGATCGATGATGTTGTGAATGGCGGTGAGCAGATCACCGATGCCTGTCTCGTCAGGCGTAAAAGTCTGCGGCTCGCCGCCGGGAGCCATGCCTTCCATGCCCATCTCGGGAGGAGCACCTGCTTCCATGGGGGCGGCAGCGCCTTCCAGCACGAAAGAGCCATCGGCTTTCTTGAGGATGGTGGCGACGACTTCGCCGGGATCTTCCTCTTCGACGGGAGCTTCTGCATCCATGCCCATGTCTTCGGGCGGTGCGCCCATATCGGGCGGGGCCATTCCGGCGGGGCCACCCGGCGGCGGCATGGGTGCGGGGGCAAGTGCCATGGGTCTATCCCTCCTGGGCTATGGCGTCTCACGACGCGGGCAGAGCGGTATCTGGATACCATGGATGGTAGGCGGTCGCTATGGTGGGCCCATGAGCAGGCCACCGCCCTTTCACTTCGATCGCATGGTCTTATGGCGAGACGGTAAAGACGCAGTCCTTTCCATCAAGGTCAACGGCGGGTGGCACCGGGTGGTAGCGGTCGAGTGCAAGGGGGTCTTCCACATCGAGGTGACGGCGGCCGAGTTGCGGGCGGTGCCGCCGTTCCGGCACTGGGATGCGCGGTCGGGTGGCCAGAAGAAGCGGCGCGAGAAGGAGCGGCAGGCTGCGAGCTAGGGGGCTAGCCCGAACCCTATCCCGCTAACGATGGACGCGGCGGCGGGACAAGCCGGTGCCGACTTCGACCGATGGGTTGATGGGGTCTTCCAATTCAGTGGGCGTGGCCGTGCCGCCCTTGTATTCGCCGCACCACATTTCCGGGCTGACCGGCGGGAAGTTGTTGAGGGCGGTGGGCGTGGGATGCGCTTCGGGCAGCGGCGGATAGCGCAGGCAGAGCCCAGTCTGGCCGGTGCCGAGGTAGAAGCGACAGGTGGCGCAGTTGGCAGGGCTAGGAGGCACGGTGTTTCTTCCCCTTGCCTGGGGGTCGACCGCGCCGCTTTTTGAGCCCGCGTTTCTTGTAGGTTCGCTTGGGCGGTACGGGAGCGAAGAGATCCTCCTGGTCGTCCTTTTCTCCCAACTCGTCTATTTCCGCATCGAGCCGCTGCTCGTCCGACCATCGCTTGCCGGGAGGCGGCTTGTTGCCCTCGACCAGGGCGTCGAGCAGCTTCTTCATCAGGCGGGCGGTGACTTCCTTTTCCACGATCTCGTGCGGCGAGCGCAGCGGGTCGACATCGTGCTGATCGCTCACGGTATGGGGTTGGAAATCCCCGCACCAGGAAGCGCGGCGCACGCCGGGGAAGTGGTCGATCGCTCCGATACCGGGGGGATGGCGGCGGCAGCGGCCTCGATCCTGGCCGTCACCGCCCATGAGCCCCGGCGCGAAGAACCGACAGGTGCCGCAGCTTTCGATCACGCGGGCTTCGGCGGTTCAACAGGCTTGGGATCGGGCGGCGTTACGACCTCGACCTTCTCGGGCACCGGCTCGTCCTCGCCCTCTTCCGGCTCGACCGGCTTGTCCTTGGGGTCCGGCTCGCTGGCCGCTTCGATGGTGCCCTTGGCCAGACCGTGACGGCGCTGCATCCAGGCTAAGGCATCGGCGGGGGTTTCAAAGCTTGGGATCATCATGGTTCTTCTCCCTGTTCGTGTTCGCCAACTCTTGTACTCTGCGCGATCTTGGAGATTCCTCCAAGCAGATGCCGCGCCCACTGGGCATGTAGTGCGCCCACGTCGATGTTGCCCGACTTCAACAACAACCCGGCTCGCGTCACATCAAAATCGCTCAACGGCGTGAAGACATCCTCGGGATAGGCCTCGCACCATTGCTCGATCTGGAAGATGGCGTCCTCGAGGTTCTCGACGCGCTCGGTCAGCACGAGCACGCGCTGGGCCAGTTCCTCGGCCGTGCGGCTTGCCCATTCGTCCCACTCTTTGCTCATTCTGCCCCCAGGCGAAATAGGCGAAATAGGCCGCGCCTATTATGCCCCCTTGCTATTCGATCAAACTCCACAGGCCCCAGCCTGCCAGGATGAACATCGCCCAGCAGCCGATGCAGAGAATGAGGATCACGCCCACCGGGGGAACGGTATCCAGCATGGTGTCATACCATTCCGGTGGCTCGGGCCCCTTCGACCAGTGTCTGATCATCGGCGTCCTCCAATCATTGCGTTCCCACCAATCCACCTTCCTTGTCGTCGGGTTCAGGCTGGGGCGGCGGCGTGGTGCCACCTCCCTCGCTCTGCGGCGACCATGCAGTCAGCGTCTTGCCATCCGCTCTCGTGCCGGCGGGGAACGTATAGAAGTGCGGCGGCGCACCAGCCGACACCGTGAGATGGACGGCGTTGTTCTCGACCTCGCAATCG